GGCTGCTTGTTTGGCCGTCCCGCGGCGTATTTCGAGGTGTACGGCATTGTTTCCTATGGCCTGTTTCGCAGCTTGGATGCGTTTGTTCGAGTTGAATTCGATGTATCCTTGCAAGTGCCGTCGACCAGTATCTGGGCAAGTTTCGTACCCAAAAATAAGGTAGTTACAATTGCTTCCAAGATCGCGCAAACGTAGAAGGTCTGCTCCAGCATAATCATGGAGTGTAAAGCACCAGTATTTGCCTTGCATGGTATATTATGGGGATGGGATGGAAGTGGGCTGGGTAATACTAGCCAGCCCATGGGTAAATTTGATGCCATTATTTAGGTAAGAAGCTCCTGGAACATCCTAGAACATGGTGTTGCCATTTACTGCTGCCGACCTAGCTGCCGCGCGCTCAGGATTGAAGCGTGCCCGAGGATACTATGACAAGGGGATGAGTTACTATCGTCAAGCCAAACGTGTCAAGCGCATGGTTGGAGAGGCTGTTGGTTCAAGTACAGCTGAAGCCACCTTTTTGAATACCAATAGTGACGCTTTAGTTGCAACACGAGCTTTGATAAGCACTCCATTGATACGAGTTGAACGTGACAAAGGCACCTATGACAAGCGAAAACGTATGCGTGACATCCTTGATATCAGGGGTGTAAAATGGTGTTTTACTATAGTCAATCGGACCGATGAGGACTTAACTATGCATTACGCCATCGTAAAGAGGAAAGACGGCACGACCCCAAATGGGACTGAGTTTCTTGGTGACATCGGGGGACCGAATCGGGCATGCAGTGTGGCGGAAGTCGGTTACAGCGACCACCACTTGGATTGTTTGCCTGTTAGTACCGATGATTACAAAATATTGACTCATAAAAAGTTTCTGTTGAATGCGGACACACGTACTGCCGCAACAGGTATCCTAAACCCTGCACAAAACAGGAGGAATTACGTTCATCGTGAGCGTTACATCAAGATCAATCGGCAGATGCGCTTTGTTGAAGGTGCTGTGAATCCAATTGACAATTTATATATCTGTTGGTGGGGATATCGCCGTGGAAGAAGTACCGTTGCTGCACAGCTAGACGCGTGGTCATTGGAACAGGATTTGACCTGTTATTTTCGAAGTCTGATCTAATGCGTAGAGGTGGTGGTAGAGGCTGGCGTCCTCGTCAGTATCGTCGCCCGGCGATGTTAAACCCATCATATCGGAGGGCTATGGCATTGTCGGTGTACCGTTCCAGACGTACAGCGGGCGCCACAAGAATTCAAACTCGGTGGAGGATGTATAGAGCGAGACGACATGCTCGGATGTTGAGAATGACTCGTCGTTATCGTTACATTCGTTATAATTGGGCGGCCAAGCGTCGTTAAATAGATATTACATTGTACCTGTCCATGGACATATTATTCATATTAGGTTCTTCATTTGAAAATACAACAACATGGGGTGTATAGTCGAGTGTCTTCATACAGGAATCATATTTCGGCGAGAAAATCAAGCGGTCCTTGAGCATCTCCAAGACTGGATATTGAAGAAAATCCATCTGTAAACGGGGTATATCGAAAAGGAAATATTTCTTTGAGGTGTCAATGGCATGGGCTAGGTCATCACGTTTTCCAACTTTCAAGACTTGTGTATCATGAGGGTGTTTCGTCATCCAATATCGGCAAAACCAACTCTTACCAGAGTTTCCTTCGTGGTCCACATAGAAGTTTATAGATCGGTCGTCGGGGTCTCCTTCAAGGCGGGTTTGGAGTTCTGTTTGCCATCCTTCTCTTGGTTGAGTAGTTGTGAGAGCAGGCGGTGTACACATCGATCGCACAAGACGATCGACACCTTTTCCGTAGCGTCCAATGAGTCCTGGGAATTCATGGCATAGCTCTCGTTCTGTTGGCTTTCTTCCGAGCTGAGTGACCCAATCTCTAAGTCGATCCCAGTCGGAACGTTTCCCTTGGGCGGGTATAGAGATCTCACCGAATTCCTCCGTGAGATTGTCGTTTTTCTTGCAGTAATCGGCTGCTTGTTTGGCCGTCCCGCGGCGTATTTCGAGGTGTACGGCATTGTTTCCTATGGCCTGTTTCGCAGCTTGGATGCGTTTGTTCGAGTTGAATTC